GAGGGGAAGGCTAACCCCTCAACTACTATTTATAAGTGATTGTGAAATTGTCGTTTTCTACAGATGCTTGCGCTCTGAATGTACGTGAGATTTTTACTTTTCCAGCGTCATCCGCTTCGCTTACGTCTTTTAAGATTGCGAACGGGATTGATATTTCAACCATTGAACCAGCAGTTCCTGCTTGAATGATGATTGCTCGAACCGTACCTGCTACGAAGTCAGTCCATGCCGCTTCATCTGTTCCAAGTACCTTTACAGCCGTAACTGTCAAAGTCGGGTCAAAGTTTGCGATGTAATACGATGTATTACCGATTGAATAAATATCTTTGATGTCGTTTCCTAAATCAAAGTCGAATGAATCGGCTTGTACTGTAGTGCCGCCAACGGTCAATACCGATACACTAGAAACGATTGGAGCTAAAGCAGTATCAAGTGTCACAGTTGGATTAGCTTCTGCTGTTGCTACTGCACTCGCTAAAAATCCTTTTACTGCGAATGATGCACCAAGTGGCTCACCGACTTTTCCATTGATCTTTAGATTTCCGACCATCCCCGTGATAGTACGGACATATCCGTCTACATAAGCCTTGATCTGTCCTGTACCTGATGTGATACCCCCGGGCTTATATTCTGTTTTTGTTGATGCGGTTACCGTTTCAGCAAGTCCACAAAATTTAAACAGATTTGATAGTTTTGGAGCTATACCAAGGGCTGATGCTTTTTTCATCTGTACTGGAATATCAAACTCTGCATTGACATAGTTTGGATCGATAAAGGTCTTTTTTGACCCCATAGCACCATTTCCGATGTCGTCATAATCCCCTGATTTGACTTTAGGATTTACAAAAACAAGCCCATTGGTTGTTACGACTTCTGCTGCTGTTGGCTCACTGCCTGACTTTGCAATGATCGTGTTTTTAAGCGTTTGTTGAACTGCCATCTTCGTCTACCTTTCCTGTTTGTTTAAGCGTTTCGGCTGTAGTTAAATCTACTGTTACCGTTCCGCTGTATTCGACCTCACCAATGATGATGGTTGTGCCTTCTTCGATAGTGAGCGTCGTTTCTTTAGCTGTTGCCATTTTCAATTACCGCCTTTATCATGATGTATTCAGTTTCGTTGTCGTTCAAAAAATCAACCTTTGTTCCCTGCCATTCGAGTCTTTCGATTGGTTGAATGACTTGGAGCGCAAACAAGGCATTGACTGCTAGTTCACTCTTTGCATCATCTTTGGGAACGCGAGCGACAAATATCACCTCACGAAGTCCTAGATTTTGAGCGTTTCGTTCTGCGACGAATAAGGCACAGTTTCCATAAATAGGTTTGATTGCGTTTACGATCTCAGTCCTTGCGGCTGTTTCGTTTGCGTAATATCCCATACTCATAGAACGTCACCTAAAATCACTTTACGCTCTCCGAAGCCATCGTCTTGGATAGAGATAACCCCATAGGTCTTAGAGCGAACTACGACGATTGAAGCACTTGTTATGGTTTGAGTAGTTGGAACTCTAAGAGTCGGTACACTCTCCTCATATTCGCCACCGTCTATATCAAAGATACAGCGAGCCGTTACCGTGTCGATAGTGCAGTTTTCCCCTATTGGAGAGGCTACGAGTGCTTCATAATCCGTCATTTTTTAGCCTTAGCCTTTGGTGTTTCTTCGGTTACTTCTTCGGCACGTCCTGAGTTGATAAGACGCAAAGCAACATGAATATCTACTTCCACGATCTCTCCCCCAAAATAGTCATTCCCGTCAATGATGACGGGTGAGGTGACTTTAATGGCTACCATTACGCTGTAATCATGTCTTTGATGACTGCGAACGACGCGGCATGGCGAATATCATAATCCGCGAACTGATCGGCAGTAATATTGATGATTCCCTCTTTTGCTTGAGTGTATGGATCAACAACAACATCCAATCCGCCCCATGTACCGATAAGAACGTCATCCCAGTTGCCGAACAATGCAGCCGATAGGTCAGTTGCCGTGTGTGTACCTTTGGTGAGGTTTGAAGGGACAAGGTTTGTGAGCATTGCTTCGTAACCGTTAATCATGTTCAATTCGTTCATGATGTAAGCAGATGTATTGCTCTCTTTGAGCGTTGACTTCAACTTACCGCGACCTTTTGCATTGAGAAGGTATTTAAGATTACCCATTGCCGCATTTGCACTTGTTACTGCTGTTTCAAGGTCGATCATAGCTTTATTCGTTGGAACTGCTGAGTTATCACCAAGTGCAACGATACCAACACCACTATAAGCAAGGATTGCCGTAATAACGTCTGTTTCAATCCCAAGTGCGATTTGACGAGCGATGTCGTTACGGATCATTGACTCAACGGCCAAAGAGGATTGCATCAACAACTGTTTTGTTACTGGAACACTTGCACCGTAACGAGTAGGTGATAGAGTGATGTAATCTGTCGCGATGTCACTTTGTGTGATTGCCGATTTTTCAGCCGGTTTATAAACGGTTGTTGAACCTGATTGGCGAGGAATTTGAACATTACCGATCAAACCGTCCAATTTGGTAGAGATTGCCATTACTACTGATTGAGAGCGTAGAATGTCGATGAATGAACCAGCTTGAATATTTGTAGCGACTGAGTTTCCGCCGTATCCTGTATCAGCAACACTCATGGTACGCATAAGCATTTCGCTAGGGATATACAATCCGCGAGCTTCGATACCATTTGCACGAGCTGACTCTTCACCTACACGCATTTCAAAAGTATCACGTTTACCAGCAGCCGCATCGCGGAATGCGCGCATCAATGAATATTCACTCTTTTCTTTTTCTGTCAAAAATTCAGCACTGTTGTTATTCACTTTATTCTCCTTAGATTTAGTTTCCATTTTGTCCATTACCTGAACACGGAAAGCTTCGAGTGGTAATCCACTTTTGACGGCTTCGATTGCCGCGTCACGTTGTTCAAAACGCTCGCCAAGTGATAGGATTTCTCCCGCTTCGTTTGCGCGTGTCTCTGTTTTTACTTCGAGGGCTTTTTCTGCTACCTCTTCAACGGGAGCTACTGCTACCGGATCAATGTTTTCGTTTTCCATTAGTTCCTCTTCTTCATCTTCATCGTTGTCTGTTTCAACGATTACGACTGTGACTGTTGCCAGTGTTTCATCGTTAGCGCGACCAACGCCAACCGAGTTATCAGCAGGAACAGATACGATTGACACCTCAAACGGCATCCACTTTGTAACTCTGAATGTTTCGGTATCGCCTTCACGGCTTTCAATCATCATCTCTTCGATCTGATACCCTACGGACACATTTTTGCGAATACCGTCTACTACGTCTTGGAATATCTCATTACCGCGTTCCGAGCGGGAAAAACGAACGGTTGCCACACCTTTCCTTTCTGATGAGATAGCCGCTGACTCAACGACTCCTATTTGATTTCGTGTATCGTGATCCAAAAGCAGTGGAGCGGCACTGTTTAATCGTGATAGATTTACACTGGTAGGGGAATGGTCAAGAATTTCTACGCCCCAATAACGCTCATAAGGTTCTTCGCTTGAAAACGATAATTCAACGGTGCGATTTTCTTCGCTGAATGATCGAACCTCAAAATTACGATATAGCGTTTCAATCTGTCTCGTTGTTGTTTTGGTTTTGTGCATCGATTGCCTCCTTCTTTAAATTAAAATCTGTCTTGATTCCGAGCTTTTCGCGCATTGCTTGTTCTTGTGATAGTTGAAGATAAACATCTTCAATGTCCATCCCTTGCTCACTTGCTACTTGTTGAGAGGTTTTTAGCCCTGCATTGATTGCCAAGATTGACGCTTGCATATCCTTTAAAGGATCGACCCAAGCCCAACCGCGTGGTTGCCACATTGCAGCATTAAACTTCTCATACTTTTCCATAGGGAGCGGTAGATTTTTGGTAAGAAGTGCGTATTCGAGCCATTTCTCATAAACTTTGTCGCAAAGTGTCTCGATCATCCATGCTTGAATATCGCGCCAAGTATCGCGCTCATCGATTACGCCTGCTCGTAGTGAGGAGTAATTAACTCCTTCAAGGTCTCCAGATAGATAGTTATATGAGACACCAAGTCCTGATGCAACCCCGCGCAAAGTAGATTTTACGAAGTCTCTAAATGCGGTTGATGGGTGTTGAGGGTCGTATGATTTAAAATCCCACCCTTCCGGTAAAACTTCAAACGTCCCCGGCTCTGCGTCCATAATAGGAGTGCCGTTATCGTTATCATCCCCGTTATATGTTTCGCCAGCAGGAGAGGTATAGAATCCCATTTTGGCAGCGGCTACACGCGCAGCGGTTAGTTCTGCTTCCTCATACCCTTCAAGCATTTTTAAGCGTGTCATAGCGGTTCTGAACCACGTAATCCCACGACCTTGTGAGGCGCGGTCTGAAATGTAAGCGTGGATGATCTCATCGGCAGGGATACGCTCTCGATTGTTTCCGATAGTGGTTGATTGCATTGATGCAGGGTGATATTTGAATACGTGATAAGCGATTGCTCGTCCGTCGGTGT